CATCATCCAGGCGCGCATGTCCGAGGTCGACCGCCCGGTGACCGAGGAGGGTGTCGCCAGCGCCGACGAGCTCAAGGCCGCTCTGGCGGACGACTGATGGGCGCGGTGTCTGACGGTGGCAAGGAGTACCAGCGTCAACAGGTGATGCTGACGCTGCTCGCGTCGAGCCCCGGCTTCATCGAGCGGTACATGGGCAACCGCCTCCTGGGCTCGACGCCCGAGGCAGCGGCGCTCGGGGCCCTCTTGAGCGGGGGGCTTGCCGCCGAGCACGTCCTCCAGTTGCAGGGCGACAAGCACGACCTCGACACCGCTCGCGCCCAACGTGGGGTCAAGGCTGTCGCGAAAGCCCTCGCCCGGATGGTTGAGGCGAACCTCGACCGCACCCTCGGGACCATGCCCACGGTTCAGTAGATGGCGACGATCAAGGCGATGACTGCGGAGAGGTCCCAGCGCATCGCTTGGTGGCTCACGACCCGCGACGAGTACGAGGACTTTGAGGTCTTCGCGGAGAGGTACATCAAGGTGCTCAACCGCCCTGAGACGAGCGGTCATGGTCGCATCGGTTCCTTCGTCCCCTTCAAGATGAACGCGGTGCAGCGCGACCTGTATCTCCGCCTGGAGCAGGCGAAACGCGAGGGGCGACCCGCTCGCTTCGTGGTCCTGAAGGCTCGCCGCATGGGCATCTCTACGATGATCCAGGCGTACCAAATGCACCAGTGCCTGACACGCCGCAACCGCAAGGCGTTCGTGGTGGCTCTGGACCGCACGACGACGACGAACATCGCCGCGATGGCGAAGGCGATGCACGCCAACCTCCCCTCGCTGCCGGTCCCGATGAAGGAGGCTGCGTGGCGCGCGGCGACGAAGGGTGACCCGCACTGCGACCTCCGTCCGCAGCACCGGCGCAGCAACGACAACGAGCTCTGGTTCACGCACCCGTCGGACGAGACGAAGGGCTTGAACTCGCGCTTCCAGGTGGTGCTCGCAGACTCGGTGGATTCGACGCGCGGCTTTGAGTGCCACCTAGCGCACCTGAGCGAGATCGCCTTCTACGCGGACGCCGCCGCGTTCATGCTCCCGATGATGCAGACGGTGTCGGACGATCCCGACACGATGGTCATCCTAGAGAGCACGGCGAACGGCGCCGGCGGGTTCTTCTACGACACCTTCTGGCGGCACTGGAAGGGTCCCGGCGGTCCCGAGATGGACGGCAAGGGTCAGGAGATCGAAGGCGACTGGGAGTCGATCTTCTACCCGTGGCACGCCATGCCGGACTACCGGCGCTCGCTGCCCGAGGGCCTGACCACCGACGAACTCCTCAAGGCGATCCCCACTGAACTCTTCGACATGGTCGATGAGTACGAACTGGACCCGGAACAGACCTACTGGGCGTACCGGTGCTGGGCCGACAAGTGCCAGGCCGACTGGGACCTCTTCCGTCAGGAGTACCCAGGCAAGCCCGAGGAGGCGTTCGCTCACGCAGCCCGCCGCGTGTTCGCCGAGAAGGATCTGGCGATCATCGAGAAGTTCACGGAGAGGTCGAAGCCCATCCTCGTGGGCGACATCATCGACCGCAACGACGACATGGACGACCGTACGCGCATCGCCACCTACTCGGACATGAAGCCCGAGATGGTGGGCGCCGGGAAGGATGGTCCGTTGTGGTTGTGGGAGAACCCGCGCGAGGGGGGTCGATACGTCATCTTCTGCGACCCGTCGAGCGGGAGTCAGACCGGGGACGACACAGCGATTCAGGTCATCGACCAGGAGACGCGCCGCCAGGTGGCTGAGTTCCTGCGCCCCATTAGCCCCATCGAGGCGGCGAGGAAGCTCTGCTTGCTGGGGCTGTACTACAACGATGCTCTGGTGGCGTGGGAGATCAACGGTGTCGGGCATGCGGTGAGCCATGCGCTCATGGCGTCTGGCTACTGGAACCTGTTCGTGCGCGAGCAGGTTGAGAGCATCGGCGACCAGAGCCGGTTCGGGTGGGCGACGAACATCAGCACCAAGCCGATGATGATCGCAGTGGGCGAGGACATCGTTCAGCGCCGCCTGCCGATCATCCGCTCAAGCCGTCTGATTCGACAGATGCGGATGTTTCTGGAGTTCGCGAAGAACGCCACGAGCACCGGCGGCATCATCGCTGGCGACGAGAACTACCGTCGCGTGCGGTGCGGGTCGCCGCCTGGGGAGCACGACGATGCTGTGATGTCGTGGCTCGGCGCGCAGATCGTCTGCGACATGGAGTCGGGGCGGAATGCGTGGGAGGCATCTTCAGGGGACGAACCTGAGCCGCTCCGTGTACCCTCGGGGCACATCGGATCGAACAAGACCATCCACTGGGACGAGGTGGAGGTACACACTGGGCGGGCCGACTCGGTAGTCGATGATGGGCCCATCGGGTCTGGTTGGATCTGAGGAGCAAGATGAAGTTCGACCCCCACCAGTTGCCCCTGAAGGACGAGGACGCGCGCAAGCTTCTCGACCTGGTGATCGACGACGCAGCCACCCTCTCGGGCATGTTCAAGGACTGGGACAAGCTCATCAAGGCGTACAAGCTCGGGCCCTCCAAGGGAGCCGCCGAGGGCAGCCAGGGGATCGCCCTCATCTCCAGCGTCATCCAGTCCTTGAAGCCCTACCTCTTCAACAGCGACCCCGCCGTGTACGCGAAGGCGAAGCGCCTAACGAAGGACGGCGACGAGGACAAGCGGGCGAAGATCACTGAGGCGGCGCTGACGTACCAGTGGGACGAAGCTGGGATGCGCGACGAGGTGGACAAGCTTCTGGACGACGTCCTCATCTTCGGCGCCGCCTTCGCGCGCGTGGGTTACGAGCCCAGTGGCGAGTTCGTGCCTATCGAGGACTACGACCGCGACACGGACATCGACGACTGGGTCGATGACCCTGACGTGCAGACTCTGCGCGACCGCCTTGAGGAGCTCGGCCTGCAGCCGGACACGCCGATGGCTTGCGTGACCTTGAAGCGGTGGAGCCCGTACAACGTGGCGTTCCCGGCTGGGTACGATGAGATCGGCAAGATGCCTCGGTTTGAGTTCCGGCACCTCCTGCCCATCGACATGGTCAAAGGCTCGGACAAGTTCAGGAACACCTCGCACCTCGAGGCCAACAAGGTCATCGCCAACGACGGCAAGGGCAGGGCCGGCTCCCAGTACCAGGCGGGACGTGGTGGCAAGCCGGGTCATATCGAGGTGTGGGAGGTCTGGCACGTCGAGTACCGCAAGCGTCTGGTACTGCGCGACGGGCGCAAAGTCCGGCGCATGGTCCGCGAGATGCACGTCACCTGGCTGTGCGACCAGGCGAACAAGGAGAAGGGCTCGACCTGTACGGTCCTGAAGAACCACATCACCGCACTGGACATGGAGGGCTACCCGGTGGTGGACCTCCGCTTCGCTCGCTGCCCAGACGCCTTCTTCGGCCTGTCGTTGGCGGCTCAGGTCATGCCCATCGCGGAGTGGGTCCAAGAGCTCGTCGTCAACGGCGTCGCTGGCCTGAAGGCTGCGATGAACCTGAAGACGCTCTATAACCCCGACAAGCTCGGGGAGAACGGGAAGGCGCTGCTCGCGGCCCCCTACCCGTCGATGGTCCCTATCAAGGACAAGCTCGGGGTCGGCAACGCTGTCGCCAACCTGGTGATGCCGGCGTTCCCCCAGGAGTTCCAGGGCACCCTGGGCCTGCTCAACGCGCTCATCTCGCGCGTCTCTGGCAGCGATGAGGTGGTGCAGGGCGGTCGCTCAAGCGCGGGCTCCGCGACCGAGGTGGCGTTCCGCGCGTCGGTGCTGCAAGGGCGCAGCCAGTACAACCTGAAGACGTTTGAGGGCTTCCTTCAGCGCGCGTTGCGGAAGGTACTGCAGATCATGCAGCAGTACTTCGAGTCCGAGCGTTGGGTCCGCATCACCGGCGACGAGACGCCTGTCGCCTTCACCCGCTCTGACATCCGAGGCGAGTTCGACGTCGGCGTCCACGCTGGCAGCACGCGCCCGCGCACACCGCAGGACGAGCGCCAGGCAGTCATCGGCTTCTTGGAGTACCTCGGCACTGCCGCGAACGCGATGCAGATGGCTGGCGTGCCGCCCGAGGTTATGGCTTCAGTGTTCGGTAAGGTCGCTGACATCTGGGACCAGAACCTGCCCGCCCTCGTGGACTCATTCGCCTCGATGGCGAGCGGAGCTGTGGCGAGCGCCGCTCCTCCTGGGATGGCGGGTCCGCCTCCTGGCGATGTCGCCTCTGGATCAGCGGTTGGTCCCGGTGGCGAGTCGCTGAACGTCCCCGCCGCCGGCCGCCTGCAGGCTGTCGCTCGGGAGGGCGGTCTTCCCCCAGGGGCTGTGTAGGTGGCGAAGCCGCACATCGAGATTGGTGAGCTCCGCAAGTCTGGCCCCGTCGAGGTCGTGGCTGGGCGACTCTCCCAGTTGTGGCAGACACTGACCGGGGACGGGGTGAACATCAAGTCCACGGACTCGTCCCTTCCGTCGGGCGCGCTTCAGGTCTGGAAGTTCGGCCACAACGCGGCGGTGGGCACCTCCTACGAGACGATTTGGATCGTCGGCGGTCTCTACCCCTGGGGGTCGTGGAAGGCGTGGGATGACGCAACCGGCTCGGTCGTGACACTCAAGTCTACCGACGCTGCGGACACCTCCGTCGAGGTCGCGTGGGAGGGGCTCGGCGCCGACGGTGAGCTTGTCTCGGGAACGACGACGACGGACGCTGTGGACGGGACCACGGGCGTAGCGGTCGCCACCAACCTCAACCGACTACATCGCGCGTATCGAGTCACCGCCGGCACATCGACAGGCTCGCTCCAGCTCACAGTGGGTGGCACCGTCATCGCGCAGATTGAAACCGACCTCGCGGCGACCCAGTTGGGTCTGTACACCGTCCCGGCCGGGTACACCGCCTACCTCCAGAGTCTGGACATCGCCGTGGACGACAACAGCGACGGACTCATCCAGTTGATGACTCGACCTGACGGGGACGCTTTCTACTCGCGCAGCGGGGGGCTTATGGTCAGCGGGGCGACGAGGATCAGCTACGCCAGCAGCGGATGGTCCTCGGGTCTTCCCTTTGTGGAAGGTACGGACATCGACGTGCGCGGGGTAAAGGTGTCCGGTGGCGGATCGCCCTTGATGTCGGTCAACTTCCACCTCGCCCTGGAGCCGTCCTGATGCCCATCTACACCATGAACTGCGTGCGCGACACGCACACCTTCACCGTGCCCATGTCCGTCCCCCTCTTCCGCGCCCGCCGCGACGAGGCGAAGGAGAACAAGGGTCTCTTCAAGCACATCCAATGCCCGCGATGCAAGCGCAAAGGGACGTGCGTCCACGACGCCATTGGGGACATGCGGACGCAGGCGACGCACGACGGAAACTACACGTTCTACGACAACGCTCCGGACGCCATCCTGCGAGGCGAGCGCGAGCGCACGGTCTCCAACACCGAGGCCAAGGCGCTGATGAAGGAGTTCGGACTCGCGGACGCGGGCAAGGAGGGCAAGCGCGAGTTCCCCCCGGAGGGCTCGGAGCGCGAGGCGATCAAGCAGCGGTGGGCCACAGAGACCGTGGAGCGGGAGGAGCGCGAGCGCCTCGAGCGCGTGCGCCTGGCCGCCGAGAAGCTCCTCGCACCGGAGCCCACTGATACACACGAATGTGAGTTGGTGGTTGACAGTGAGGAGCCTCCTGTTGATACGATTGCTGCGTTGTCGTGGAAGAAGCTCCGACGGAAGGCGCGAAGCCTGAAGGTGGAGAATTGGATGCGACTCAAGCGTCCTGGCTTGGAGGCAGCGGTCAGGACAAAGCTTGCAGAGCAAGTTGCCAAGTAGCGAGCAGAGATGACGGACGAGGGAATCGCCATCGGCACCGAGGCACCGACGACAGAGGGGGGCGAAGCCGCTCTCGATCTGCCCGTTGAGGCCGCGACCGATGGGACGGCTCCGGAGTTGGCATCGGCGCTCGCCGACGACCAGTCAGAATCCTTCTGGAGCGGTGATGTCACCGACCTCGAGGGCGACGACCTGGCCCGGTACAAGAGCTTCCAAAGCGACTACACGAAGAAGACGATGTCCTTGGCCGAGCAGCGCAAGTCGCTCGAGTCCGAGGGTTCGGCGATGCGTGATGAGCTGAAGAAGCAACAAGCCGACCTTCAGCAGTTGGCGGTTCAGTTGCAAGCGCGACTGGCGGCTGACGGGACTGGCGATCGTGGCGGGCAGCCTGAGAGGGTTGACGCGATGGTAGATCTCCGCAAGGAGTTCGACAGCCGAGTCCAGCGAGGTGAGGGCTTCGATGCGATGGTGGACCTCGTCAACACCCTTTCGGGTCAGACGAGCGACGCTCTCATGTCGGAGCGCGAGAAGACGTTGCAGGCAAGGATCGACGAGTTGGAGGGACGCTTCTCCACGGTCGAAACCGGTCTCGCGCCCCAGCGACAGCGGGATGCGATCAACCGAGCCTTTGACGACCTTCGCGCCAATCAGTACCGAGGCGAGTTCGATTCCCCCAAGGTGCGGCAAGAGATCATCAAACAGTTGGATGCCCCTGACGAGATCGTCAGCGACCTCCTTGAGGCCGGGAACGTCAAAGCGGCGATCTCTCTCCTCGGGGAACGTGCCATCCGCCAGGTCCGAGAGGGCCAGGTGGTGGAACGAGCCAGACGCCGAACCGAGGCATCCTCACCCGACAGCCCTGCTGCGGGCCAATCCACCGACGCACCGAGGCGCAAGTCTGACTACGCTTCGACGGTTGACTGGCTCCGCGACAAGTTCTCCCAGCCCGAGTACCGGGACCTGGGCGAGCGGCTGAAGGGATGATGATCGCCTCCTGACTCAACCAGGAGAAGACCGTGTCCGCACCCTACTCAACCACCCTCTCGGACTACACCAAGGCTTTCACGCTGGCGTGGCAGGACTCTTGGGGCGACCTCACTTGGCTGATCCTCGATCAGTCCCCGCTGCTGCACTACTGGTACAGCACCGGCGCCATCCACATGTCGGCCGCTCGCGCTGCGGAGCTCCCCTTCGCGCACGACGAGTCGCCCAACGTCCAGACCTACTCGGGTACCGAGGTGCTCAACAGCGCCGACTCCGAGTTCGTCAAGCCGTTCATCTACGACCAGTGGGGCCAGGTGTCCTGCCAGTCGGTCGTTCCCACCGACAAGGTGGACCTGAACGCCGATGCGACGACGCAGATCGCGAACATGCTGGATGTTGAAGTCCAGCAGTGCGCCATCACGATGCGGAACTTCATCGAGACGCAGCTCCACTCGGCGCGTGTCGCGAGCACCGACATCGACGGCATCCGTGGTGCGCTCGAGTTCGCCACGCCGGCGGCTCAGGCTGCGACGGCGACGAGCGTCGGCAACGTCGCGAAGAACGCCGACTACCACTTCAACCAGTACGGGCAGATCCCCGGCGGCTTCATGGCTAACGGCATCCCTGCCTGGACGACGCTGTACCGCCAGTGCTCGCGCTGGGGCAGCCGTCCCGACTTCATGCCCGTGGACGAGGACGTCTACGACGGGTACGAGGAGTGGTGCGGTCCCGAGCGGGCCCTCATCGACGAGGCGATGGGCAGCGCCGGCTTCGACCACCTGCGCTTCAAGGGCGCTCGGGTCGTGCCGGACTACAACATCACCGCCAACTCGGGCGAGGGCTTCATGCTCAACCTCGCCAAGAAGGCTCCGTCGAGCGAGTCGGGACACGGGTTCAAGCCCGAGTTCCTCGACCCGGTCAAGGGCAAGTCGGTCGGTCGCACGAGCACCGGCAAGACGAACCTCTGGATCAACAAGAACGCCCACTTCTACATGGACGAGTGGCGCATGCCGCCGGACCAGTGGGCCCTCATGTCCAAGTGCAAGTTCCACGCGATCATCGCCTGGACCGACCTTCGGGAGCACGGAACCTTCGACTTCGCCGCTGGCAACTACGTCGCCTAGTAGGCGAGAACTGGAGACAAGAACATGAGTATCGGAGTTGGAAACCCTCGCACGATGCAGGTTCGGAACCAGGTCGTGGGCGCTTCGGCGAACCTCGACGTGGCTCTGGGCGACGTCGTTGCCTTCGACGCCACGATGGACTCTCACCGCGTTCCCGACGTGGACGATGTGCAGAACCTCACCGCCGACACCTCCTGGGAGATCGGCGTCGTCACGGCGGCGCAGGGCATCCCCTTTGGTGGGTACGGGCCCGTCGCGACTGGTGGGATCGTCCCCGCTGTCGTGGCACAGGACGGCTCGGACGCTGTCGCGGTGGGCGATCTGCTCGCTGTGGACACGACCGGGGACGCGCTGCGCTTCATCAAAGCGACCCTCGCCACGGACGGCGTGGTCGATGTGACCGACCTCACGGAGACGGCGCACTACATGCTGGACATCCGAGCTCGGGCGATGGAGGCCGGGACCACTGGTTCCGGTGAGGAGACGCTCGACGTGAAGATCATCAACAACCCCGTCAACTTCGGTTGATGACCAACCGGCACCCCCTCGGAATCTTCCGGGGGGACGCCGGGGCCGGTCCTCGCAAGAGCCCCTGCCCCAAGGAGAAGTAGAAGATGCCCAGCACCTCCCCCCAGGCGGGACTCCGCCACAAGAGCATCTGGGACGCACAGCGTCACGGTCAGCAGGTTCGCGGCACGGGGCTCGTCCCGATGGCGTCCGTGAGCTTCACCGGTCCCGACACCACGTCCGGCGACGCGGACGAGTACCTGTTCGCAGCCAGCACCTTCGCCCTCTGCGGCGAGTGGCAGCCGGTCCTGTGCCAGGTCGTGTCCAGTGACACCTTCGCCACCGACGTGGCGGGCGCTGTCATCGACGTGCGGAACATCGGCACGGACGGTACGGGCACCACGAACCTGTCGGCCTCCGGGTTCAGCAACGTGTCCAGTGCCATCACGGCGGACACGGTGTTCAACGTGCCCATCGAAGGTCCCGGCAACGCGACGCCCACCGCCGTGTTCGTGGACGAGAACGAGGTGCTGGTGTTGCACTTCGAGCAGACGGGCGCCGGCGTGGACTACAGCGCCGCCATCTTCCATGTCACGCTGTACGGCATCCAGTCCCCCCCGTCCCGGTCTGCCTTCCAGCAGTAGCCCAGCCTGAGAGGAGGGCCCTATGGACCTCGCAACGCTCAGGGCTCGCCTCGGTAGGCGCGTGGGTTTCGACGGCAACACAGCTCGGCTCGACGGCTTCATCAACGATGCCGTGCAGCACATCCACGGCTGGCGCCAGGACTGGTCGTGGGCTCGCCGCACTCTGCAGTTTCGGACGATCCCCCCGGAGACGGGCACGGCGGCTACGGCGACGAATGGGAGCCGCACGGTAACCGGCCTGTCGGCGGCTACGTCCACTCGTACTGGAGCGGGGCTTTCTCTGCCTGACGGAGTCGTCTACGACATCAACGCCGACGATGCGCTGACGACGACGGCGTACCTCACCACACGGTACGGCGGCGGTGATGTGACTGGGACCGCCGCGTGGAAGGTGTACTACGACACCTACCCGCTCCCGCCCGACTGCAGTCAGATCGGGACTTTGGTGCTGACCGGCAACGGCTGGACGTACCACATCGAGCAGCAGTCGCTGACGCCGAGGCACATGAAGCGCCTCACGCGCCGCGATTACGAGTCGTACCCACAGTACTACGCGCTGGACAGCAGCAACCCCATCCCGGCGCCCTGGCTGAACCCCACGGTGGCGTCAGGCGGCGTTGGGCCCCTCACGGGGGCGTACACTTACTGGTACGCCTTCAGGAACACAGCGACGGGCGAGGTCGGGCCTTTGAGCGAGGGTGTCTCGTTTACGGCGTCCAGCAACGACATCAACGTGACGACGATTCAGACGCTTCAGGACTACGGCAAGCGAGTGTACCGCAGCACCGCTGGGGGCTCAGAGCCCGTCTTCCACAGCGACATCGCAGCCACAGCGGTGTCGGTCTTGAACGACAACACCGCCGACAGCATCCTCGGCGTGGACGCCTCCACCAGCGAGTACATCGGGCCCCACCCGCAGCAGGGTGTGGTCGAGAAGGTACGGCTGTGGCCGCCGCCGGACGACGAGTACACCGTGTCGTTGACGTACTTCGCGACGCAGAAGCCGCTGTACAAGGACAACGACGTCCCCATCCTCCCCGCCCGGTTCCACCAGGTGGTGCTGGACTACGCGCAGGCGCTGTACATGCGGGAGCAGGAGAACTGGGCGGCAGCAAGCCGACTCGAACAGCGTGTCATTACGATGATCGAGAAGATGGCGCTGGAGCAGGACTCCGACCCGTCCACCGTCATCCAGGTCGGTCGCGGTGAGCCCAGTACCGAGGACGCCCTGCGCGGCGACGGGCGCTGGCCTCGCTGGGTGAACCAGTAGAGTGCCGCGCATCCCATCAGGGAAGCGGTTCCGCCGCACACCGAGTCTAGTTCGGGGTCGCACGGACTTCGTCTGGCCCGCGAACGGTCAGGCGTCGGACATCGACGGTTGCGTCTTCCTGACGACCGGGCGCCTCCGCAAGGCGGGGGGCGTGCGCGAGTTGGTCGAGTGGGACACGAACCCGTTCCTGACCCGCACCATCAACGCGATGACCGCGTTCCCCATACCCCGGGGCCCCAACGAGCTCGTGTTCGCCTACGGGGGCCTGCTCGCCCACGCTCGCCGTCGAGGTGTGACTACCATCGGGACCGCAGCGCGGTTCGATCCGCCGGAACCGTTCTACGGGGAGTACTTCACGCAACGCGCGAGTTGGCTGTACTTCAGCAACGGCAAGGACCCCAGCCGTCGCTACAACGGCAGTTACGACGCGCCAGTCGGGGTCAGCGAGGTGCCGCTGTCCCCATCGACTGCGCTGGAGGAGGATACGCCCACCGTGTACCTCAACACCTCGTACTCCCTGGACAACGGCTTCGACACGGCGACCGTCTACAAGCACCAGTACCGGCAGGCGTACGTCAACGATGTGGGGGCAGAGGGGCCCCCGAGTCGGCCCGGGAACATCACCATCAGCGGGGAGGATGGCGTTACGGGGACCCTCGCCTTGATCAAGATCTCCCTCGGGCCCGCGCCGTCGGCGGACAACTACCTCTGGCGCAACATCTACAAGCGCGCCCAGGACGGGGAGTACTACCTGCAGCGCCAGGTGTCTGTTCTTGAGGATGTGATCTACGACCACGAGGCGCCGTTGGCGGCCGCCTCTGACGGCTCGCTCATCGTCGAGACCATGAGGTCTCCCCCTGCGGCGAAGTTCATCGCCTTCCATCGCGGGCGTGGCTACTTCGTCCCCGAGGAGTCCCACTTCGTCTTCTACAGCGACAGCGGCATCGTGGAGCAGATGAGCAGCTCGCTGCAGTTCATCGAGATTGGGACGGCGCAAGAGCCCATCACCGCGATGGTGCAGTTCGCGGACAGCCTCATCGTCTTCAAGGCGCAGTCGATGTGGCAGATCACCACTCTCGCTGACGGCACCCCAGTACCGACCGCGCTTCACATGAGCGTCGGGTGCGTGGCTCCGCGAACCGCCATCACGGTGTACGCGAACCTCATCTTCGTCGGTCGCGACGGGGTCTACTCTTTCGACGGCGGCCAGGTCCGCTCCCTGACTGACGGGCAGAACGACGACTGGAAGATCCTCTCGCGCTCCCTGCTACGCAACGCTGTCGCGTGGGCTGTGGAGGAGGAGCGCAACCTGTTCATCGCGGTCCCGGGCGACACGGGTGTCGGCAACGATGTGGTGCTCGAGTATTC